TTCAACGCAGCACTTCTTCTTGAATGCGCCACCGAGGCGCATAGCCTCGGCCGTCACGCCAACAGCAACCAGTTCATCGACTTCTGCCCGACGTGCCAGAGCGAAGCCGCAGCACGATGAGCAACTCCACTCAAACCCAGATGGGCCAACTCGCCAACCTGGGCGCTGCCCTGACCTTTGCGTTCGATGACGCCTGCGAGTACGAGTTCAACAAGCTGCCGTTCCAGACGCAGATGGAACTTGAGGACAAGCTCGCCAGGATCGTCCGGCGTGGCACGAACGACCTCATGGCCTCCGCTGTGACCGTCGTGGAAGCCTGGATCTCAGAAGTCTGATGGGTAGCACGATGAAAGTCTCACCTGAACTGTTCGCACGGGTCAAAGAGTGGATCAAACCATACGACACCGAAGCGACCCGTCAGGAATACCGGGATGGTAAGTTCCCACGGGCCGACAAAGTTCAAGACCTAGACAAGCGTTACCGCTGGGATCTGTTCTACGGCACCGAAGCATGGCGCTGCATCTGGTTAGGAAGTGAGCAGCTCAAAGACAGCCACCTCGACACGATGCTCCGCAGAATCGTGTCACCACTCAACAGCGATACCGAGATCACTCGATGACAGCAAAGTGCGATGTTGGGCGCTGCCAAAATAAAGCGACGACAGCCGTGCAGTTTTGGAACGACCAGAGCAAATATCTGTACTGCCGCTGGCACTCGTTTGACTCACGGCAAGACAAGTACCGCTGGGACTCCCGGCAAGTCAAAACAATCGAACGCCTCGACGTTTCGTATCGGTCCGCAGCACGCTAGGATGAGATCACAACTACCAGAAAGAGCAACCATGAGCAAAGTCTTAAACAACGATCAGGTCAACGCCTCGAAAGCGATACGCCGATGACCACGCACAACGACCTGATGTCGATCAAAGCCACCGCCGAGGCGCTTCAAGTGTCTCGGCAACGAGTCTCGAAACTTATTGCGGACGGCCGTCTCGAAACCATTTCGGTTGCGCTGGTCAACTACATCCCCCGCCACGTAGTCGAGCGGGAAGTAGCTGCCCGCAAATCAGGCGTAGCTACTGCTGGTTCGACTCTCCCAGCGATGCCTGGCTTCTTGACGACGGCTGAAGTTGCCGCCCGCCTAGACAGGTCGCAGTCTGGTGTCCTTCACTGGATTCACAAAGGGTATCTGACCGCAGTACGTGACACCGTCGATCCGAGGCGGTACGTCGTCGCTGAGGCTGCCCTGAGCGCCTTCGATCCTGACCGTGATGTTCTCGCTGTAGGTCGGCCGCCGGATACGCCCGAACAAACCGCAGCCAAAGCGCTGGCCCGTGCCAAGCCGTCTCAGGCATCCAAAAAAAAGGCGAGTAAAAAACGACAAACTGAAGGAGTCAGATGATGGCTGGAGAAAACGTAATCAACATCGTGGGCACGATGGGCAAAGATCCTGAGCTTCGTTACATCTCTAGCGGTCAAGCGTTGGCGAACTTCTCGGTGGCGACAAACCGGCGATGGAAGAACAGCAAGACGGATGAATGGGATGAGGAAACGTGCTGGCACAACATCGTCGTCTGGGGCGAGTTGGCAGAAAACGTTGCTGCCTCGCTAAGCAAAGGCAACCGGGTCATGGTCAGTGGCCGCCTCTCGAACCGAAGTTACGAGGATCGGGAAAGCGTCAAAAAATATGTGACCGAGATCGTCGCCGACCAGGTGGGGGCTGAGCTTCGGTTTGCTCAATGCCAGATCGAGCGGACTGAGCGTTCGTCCTCGGCTGAACGTCCCTCGCCAAAGTCGGGTGCAAGCCAAGACCCCGCATACAGCGAAGAAGAGCCGTTCTGATGTCGGACTATGAGCCGGAAAAACTTATCGACATCCTCGCCACACCCGTAGATGCTGATGGCGTCGAAGAGTACCCGCCCGTGCTACGGCATGAGCTAAGGCATGTTGCTTTGACTGCTCACTCGACCCAGTTGCAGCGTGAGGAACTCGCCGACCGGGTGCGAGGTCCAGACCACCGTGATCCTGAAACGATGCTAAGGTCGGCTCACCGAGATTCGGCTTTGCGTCTTGCTCAGCTTCGCTCACAAAAAGAGTTGCTGGCCGAAACAGTCAAAGCTGAAGTTGTAACCGAAGAGCTGTTGTCCCGTGCGGTCGCAGTGTTCGATCGGCACGCCGAGCGTGTCGCTGCTACTGGAGTGCTGTCAGACCCGTAACAGTTACGTTGTTGCTTATGACGGAAGCAGAGTTTGAGTCGGCTGTGGTCGATCTCGCCCACCTCTACGGGTGGCGTGCGGTCGGCCACCGCACGATGCGAACAAAGCACGGGTTTGCGACAGGCTGGAAATATGACGGGACGGGTTGGCCGGATCTGACGCTGACCCATGAGCGTGGGTTCATCATCGTCGCCGAGCTGAAGGTGCCGCCGAACAAGCTGAGCGCTGAGCAAGTTGTCTGGGCTGACCACCTCACTGCCCTCGCTGACGCTTCCAAAGGAATCCATTACGCCGAGTGGCGTCCGGCTGACGGCGACGAGATCGCCAGGTATCTGACGTTCGGGAAAGTCACCGAATGGACCGTCTAAAATAAATCTGAGATTGACGTTGACAATCTAAGTCAAGTCGTGTAGGGTTCTTTACATGAACGCAACAGCGATTATCGAAATCAAGAAGTCGGGCAGCAAGTTCGTTGCCATCCGTAACGGCGTCACTGGCGCTGGCCGATATGACTCAGTGGGTGACGCCAGAGCTTGCGAACGTCGCAGCGATCGGTACGCCACGCACATCTACCCGGTCCAGGGCGGCATCTGCACCGAATACGGGATCAACGGATGAACCGCCATATCGACATCAGTGAGACAGTCAGCTATATCGACGCCCTCCGCATTCGCCGCCAGCTCATCCGCACCGAGGCTGCCCTCGAAGGCGACTGGATGGGGGAAGCCAAGAACCCTCGCCACGATGGGCGTCTTCGTAACGTCACCTCAACTATCACGGGTCTCTCGACCCTGATGAGCGGGTACGAGTCACTCGACAACGATCTCGCCCACATCTGGGCCTGAAATAAATAAACGGCCGACGTTGTCAAACGCTGGCACCGACGATAGAAAGGTATTTATGAGCAACCAAATCCAATCCGAAATCCGTCCCGGCACCTACGTGGGCCATGCGGCTCGATGCCTCGAACAAAACCAGGCATCTCACGGCCCCCTCCAAACAGAAGTGTCCCGATGGGAACGGAACGATGGCGAACCGTACTTCTCGGGCCAGATGAGCATTTCCCCGCTGTACGCCGCAGCCTGGACCACGCCGAACGGCGAGTTCAAGCATGCCTCGATCAGTTGCCATCAGGTGACCGACGTTGACGTGAGCGATCCGACCAAGATCGTCGTCACCACCGCCAAAGGCGAGATCGTTATCAACCTGTTCGCTGACGGCGCATGAGCAAGCCGATGAACGCCGACGAGTACAACGGCTGGGCCAACCGAGAAACGTGGGCTGCCCACCTTCACCTGAGCAACGACGAGTCGATGTATCTGCACTGCATGAGTCTGGTCGATGGCAAGGAACGATGGTCGGGCGGCGATGCGATCGAGGCGTTCTGCACTGAGAACGTCGAGATGGTCCTGTTCCCATACGAGCAAGACTGGCCCCCGACGGACCTGTGGCGGCTGTTCATCTCTGATGTTGGCAGCCTGTGGCGTGTCGATTGGCAAGCCGTAGCAATGGTCTTCCTCGAAGAATAAGAACTCGACGCCCTCCGAAACATTCCCTGCCGTAGACGTTGCGAAACGTCGCCCGGCATGATAGAAAGGTATTTATGAGCAACCGCACCATCACCAAAATCGACTACTCGACACAAACGATCAGGTCGCTAGACCCTGGCGAATCGTTCGACATCCTGGGCTTCTACCTGGGCGAACCTGGCGACACGATTACCGTCACCACGACCCAGGGCGACACGTTCAACGCCGATATCCTCGACTCCTGGAATCAGCCGGTCCACGGCGGGAGCTGCTCCTTCACCTACGTCAGCTTCCACTGATGCAGATTGAGTTCACTGCCGCCACGTCCCGCTACCAGCGGTTCAACGCAGTCGACGGTGTGCCAGTCCGCACCACGATGGGTCACCCTCGATTCAAGCTGGGGTACGAACCGGTCAACGTGCCTGAGTTGGCTCCTGCGGGCGTGTTCCGCAATCCCGCCTTCAGTACCGTCCCGCAAATGATCGTGGGCTACACGGAACGCCTGGACCGCTTACAGGCTGACATCATCTCGACGTGCAACCGTATCGCTCAGGCAAATGGTGGACAGCGCCTTGTGTTCCTTTGCTTCGATGACGTGCAACCGCCGGTTCGAGATTACTGCCACAGGACGTGGCTGTCGGCTTGGTTCCGTGAGCGGCATGGTCTGATTGTTCCCGAGTTGACGCAGCCGCCTGCACCGTCGCCGGAGCAAGGTTCATTCTTCTAAAATAAATCTAGGCCCGACGTTGACATCGGCAACCTCGACCACTAAAGTTGAAGTTATGAGCAACCTTCCCACCTTCTCAACCACCGTAGGCATCTCGCCGTTCTTCGAGCAGATCCGAATCGTCACCAAGCCGAGCGGATATTTCCGCTACATCGTTTGGATCGGCGAGTCATGCTGGGGCGAATACCGGACCCGCAACGACGCCGTAGTTGCGGCCGCCCGCCTGATCTGAGTAAGGTGGGTGTTGCCCAAGTGGGTTCACCCGAGAGTGTTGAAACGATCATGCCTTTCTTCCGAAAGGCGTTGCAGGTTTGACCCCTGCCTCTCGGTCCACTTGAGCACCCGTACCGGATGAGGGTAGGGTGCGGGAATGTTCCATCAAATCTTTCTGGGTGTTGCGCCTTCCCCGCTCCGGGACACGATCGCCGCACAGTTCGACCCGGACAAGCACAAACGGCTAGTCCACCCGTGCGTAGGCAAATGGTCGATCCCCACGCTGATCGCACAGCGCACCGGGATCAAAGGCAGCGTGCTTGAGGCGTCGGACATCTCGCTTTACTCGACGCTCATCGGGCTGATCTGTAACCAAAAATTGACGTTCGAGCAATTCGGGATCAAAGTCCCCGAACATCTTCAGCTTTATATCGACGGTGCAGAAACCCGGGCCGAAGAAGTCGCTGGGCACATGCTGGCTCTCCGTCACCTGACCATCCCGAACGAGGGCCGTCGGGTTATCACCGCATACACGACCGAGATGCAACGGGAGTTACGGGGTAACCGGGTCGAGTATCGCCGCACCCTCGCCGAGCGCCTATCGGTTCAGGCTGCGCTGCTCGACGGTGCCAAATATGAACTTGCCGACGTTCGTGACGTGGTCGCTGAGGTAGCTGAACGGGACTCTGAGGAAGACTTCATCACCGCCTCGCTTCCTATGTACGCAGGCGACTACGCCAAGCTGTACGACGAAGCCGAGCAACAGCTTTGGACGCCGACATGGGATGAGCGGGCATTCGACCCCGCCGAGATTGTCGAGACCCTCGGGATGCTGACTGGGTCGAAGGCGACTTGTGTGTCGCTGATGTATATGGACAACAGCCGGATACCTGAAGGTTGGACGAAACTCCTCGCAGTTGAGCGAGGTGGGGGCCGCACCGACTATGTCATCACTAACAAGCCCCTCACGCTGCGCCGGGCTGTCCCCGCTGTAGCCAAGCAAGAGCCGACGCACCTCCCGGTGTTGGGGGCCAACGACATCATCACCAGGGACTCCAAGATTTCGTACATGCAATGCGACTTTGCGACGGGCATGTATTACCGGGATCTCTTCGTTCACCGCCTGGGCACGACAACCACCAATTTCCCGGTGCTGCTCCTCATCGACGGCAAAGTCGCAGCCAGCGTCGGCTTGAATGGTTCCGACGCCGTCACGGGCCGATCCCGCTACATGCTTGAGGGCTATGGGGTGACGGCCAATCACAACGTCTACAAAAAACTTCAGAAACTGAACACGATGCTCCTCTGCTCGGCCGAGTTCAAGCACTGGGTTTACCGCCACCACATCGGCCTCCACATGAGCGCCCTGTCAGGCATCCAAACGACCACCCTGTCAAAAACCAGGGACAGCAAAATCGACAAAGGCGTTCTCAAACTTCGCTCTAGGAAGGAAATGCCAAACAAAACGTGGAAACTCGTTTATCGAGGCGAGTTCAACGAGATGACGTACGCCGAAACTCTGGGCGATTGGTTCACTCGGTTTGTTGACCCTCCCGCCCCAGCCACCCCTAAAAAGAAGCGCCAGCGCTCACAATCGGAGAACCAAAATGACTGAACACATCATTGACCTCGGGCAAGGTCTCGCCCTCTACAAAGTTGGGGTGGATGACGTATCGGAACAGGATGTCAACGCCCGAGCAATGTCGCCGCAAATGTTCGATCGCCTCGCCGCCACGATCGAGCGTGACGGGCGGCTTGAGTCGCTGCCCCTCATGGCTCTGAACGCCGACGGCGGGATCGAGATTATTTCTGGTCATCACCGGGTGCGGGCATCACGGGCCGCAGGCGTTGGCGACATCTTTGCCCTCGTTGACACGACCGGGCTGAATCGTGACCAAATCGCCGCCAAGCAGTTGGCCCACAACTCCATCGCAGGGACCGACGAGAAACAGTTGCTGCGCCAAATCCTCGATTCGATCCAGGACGTGGATGCCAGGCTTGAGGCGTTCATCACGCCCGAGTCGCTCGACATGCCAGACATTGAGTCCCTGTCACTTCCGGCACTCGATCTGGATGTCAAGTACAGGACGACGCTGTTCGTCTTCCTCCCGCATCAGGCTGAACGGTTCGACAAAACAGTCGAGGCTGTCGTGGCCGAGGTGGATCTCAATCGGGATCAGGTGTACCTGGCCGACATTGAGTTGTACGACCGCTGGAAAGCTCTGATGTCTCGGGTTTCTAAAGAGTACGACGCCCGTGCCCTCTCGACCGTCATCATGAGGCTGCTCGACGCCGCACAGGACGCTCTGGGCATCGACACGTCAAACCCGGAATCCATCGACCCAACCGAATGGGTTGCGTTGCCACAGCTATTCGGTTCGGCAATGGTCCCGCCAGACGCCGCCGAAGTGATTGAGGCTGCGGTCGCCAAGATGCAGGAAGCTCACGACCTCGGTCAGTTTGTCCGCTGGCGTGCCATCGAATACTGGGCTGCCGATTACCTGGCCGGTCCCTGATGATTAACCGCTGGGACGAGTTGGAACGGATGCCGTGGGAACAGGCACCGGACGAAACCGACGCTGCGTTCCGAGCGTTTGTCGCTTATCGAGACATGGGTCGCAAGCGGACGCTCCGGCTTGCTGCTGACGAGGTGTATGCCGAACATTCGGGGACCGACGAAACTCACCGCCGCCTGGTCGCTAAATGGTCGTCACCGAACCGTTGGGTCGCACGCTGTGGCGAGTACGACGCTTTCAACGACTTCACCCGTTGGCGAGAAAGGCAAGACGACATCAGGTTGATGGAACGTCGGCACGCCAACACTGCGGTCATGCTTCAGAAAGTGGCCCTCGAAAGGCTTGAGTCGCTGTCTGCTTCCTCGATGGCAGCCCGGGACGTAGTGGCTTTCTTGAAAGAAGGGGTGACGATGGAACGCCTCGCCCGTGGCGAAGCAACCGAGCGCACCGAGCTTGGTGGCACCGAGGGCCGACCGATCGAGCTGCTGGCCGTGCCCGCTTCACAACTTGTCCGTGAAAGACTAGAAACGATGCAACGAAACCGGGAAGAGGTCAGGACGCTTACTGAAGGCTTGGACGACGACGAGTAATGCCTTCTCTCGCTGAACAGTTGATCGAACGGGGCCAGATTGACGAAGTGTTGGCAACGATGCCTGAGCACGCCCTAGACGAGTTGCTTTACGACTGGGATTTCTGGGGTCGAGAGATCCAGCAGATCCCGGCGACGATGGGTTCGGTTCATTCTGTCTGGATGTTTCTCGCTGGGCGAGGTTCAGGCAAAACTCGTACTGGTGCCGAAACGACAAAGCTGATGGTCGAGCGTCTCGGCGAGCATGGCCGCATCGGTCTCGTTGCCCCGACGGTCGCCGACGTGCGAGACGTGATGATTCAAGGCGAGTCTGGGATCTTGTCAGTGTTCCCCCCAGGGCAAGAGCCGCTGTACGTGCCCTCTGTTCGGCGTCTTGAGTTCCACAATGGTTGTGTCGCCTTCACGTACTCGGCTGAACAACCAAGACGCCTGAGAGGCCCGCAGCATCATTGGATTTGGATGGACGAGATTTCGGCCGCCAACAACGGCCAAGAAGTTTACGACATGGCAAAGTTCGGGTTACGCCTCGGGCGTCACCCGTGGGTTCTGATGACTGGTACGCCGAAGCGCTTGCCGTGGCTGAGGGAATTGGAACAAGACATCTCGACGGCCTCGGGCAAGTCGTCCACTTACGACAACATGATGAACCTGGCCCCGGGCTTCATCAAAGACATCATCAACAGGTACGAGGGAACCCGGATGGGCCGCCAGGAACTGCACGCCGAATGGCTCGATGACGTTGAGGGCGCACTGTGGACCGATGACATCCTCGACTCCAACAGGTTCGAGCCGTCGGCCTGGGATGCGAATGAACGCTGGGACTCGCTGAACGCCTGGCTTGCGCTAGGCAATCGCACCGAGTTCCCGAGCAATGACAGGCGTCGGGCCTGGTCCACTATTGTTGCCGTGGACCCGCCAGGCGAAACCGCCGAGTGTGGCATTGTGGTTGTGACTGCCCCGGTCAAGGCCCGTGCCGGTCGGGATCATGCGTTTGTGCTGGCCGACTATTCTCGAACGGGTCGGCCCGAAGAATGGGGCCAGCAGGTCGTTGACGCCTACCACGCCTACGGTGCGGATCTGGTTGTGGTCGAGAAAAACCAGGGCGGCGATATGACACGCTCGACAATTCACGCCGCCGACAATCAGGTGAGGGTCCAGAAGATCACGGCTGTCTCCGACAAGGAAGCCCGGGCTTCACCGATCTCGGCGTTGTACGAAAAAGGGTACGTCCATCATGTCGGGCACATGCCGCTGCTCGAAGCGCAGATGACTTCGTGGGTGCCAAAAGAGGGCGCTTCCCCAGACCGGGTTGATGCTCTGGTTCACGGTATTCGCCATGTGTTGCCTGATCGTCCGATGGGTAGGGCGAGTGTGGGGTCAGTCGTAAACCAAAACATCTAAAAAATATCTAAGATAAACATTGACAACCGCAACGTCGGTCCCTATAGTTGAAGTTATGAGCAACCGCAAAAACCGCAAAGCCAACCGCAAGAACCGCAAAGCAGCCGCCCGCCAGGCAGCCGCCCATCGCAAAGATTGCCGGTTCACGGGTAACGGACTCTTGGCCGTCTGATCCACCTCAAATAAATCTAGGCCCGACGTTGTCAACCAGAGAAACTACCGATAGAAAGAAGCCATGAGCAAAACCACCACCACCACCACCACCACCACCCAGGCGGTAACCCTTCACATCCACGCCGCTCCAGGCGCATGGGGCACCTACACCGTCCGAGAGGACAGCCGCCACATCGGCTGGATCATCCAAGAGCGGGCCGGATGGGTCGCCGTCAATCTCGATCCCGAGGCCGACGATGTCGATGGGTTTGAGTCGGCTGCTCTGGCCGCTGAGAGCCTGCGATGAGCACGCCGGTTCTGTTCCCAGTCCAGGCGACCTACCGGATCGACGTGCCGTCCAATTTCTGGCATGACCACGCCGACCGCTGCAACCCGGACGCCGTCATAGTCAAGCAACTGGCTAAGACAGTCCGCCTCGACATCACAAGCGACGACATCGCCGACCTTGTCTCGGACGCAACATATTACGACGACTTTGACGGCATGGACCGTGAAGATAATTTCTGGATCGTCAGTTCTGCTGGAGCAACGCTTCGCCATCTCGCTAAGCAATTCACGGCCGACGAGTTGAACGAGTTCAAGCGAGCGTGTCGAGCAAAAGCAGATGCTGAGCGTGCTAGGTACCAAGCGACGCCCGAGTACGCCGAAGCGATCGAGCACCAAGAGCGTGAAAAAGTCGAGCGAGCGCAGGCGAAAATCAAGTACGCCGAGCGGATGGCTGCGGGCGACTACCGGACGGGTGATTGGCTTCGAGTACCTGGCCGGTTTGTGGATCGGCACCGCACCGATTTCTGCATGGTCGAAGTGGCCCCTGAAGAGCCTCGCCAGGGCGAGCTGCGAGTCTGGTTCTCGGGCCGGTCGTGGCGAGTGTCGATCAGCGAGGCGGTGTCAGCCAACGGCTGACACGATGGCAACGCTTCTCTACCCTTGCCGCCCCTGTGGCCGCCTGTCGGCCGATCTCGCTCGACACGTCTGTTCGCCCCAGACGGTTATTGCTCGACCGTCTAACGACAGTAAGCAAAAGCTATGGGTGTCCGAGACAGTGATCTCCGGGCCGGTGTATCCGAGATGATCTGGGAGCATGGGTTTACGTGCTGCGATATGTGGGGGACGCTCGATCAGAATGATGGGGATGATCCGTCGTGCGGCTGCCCGTGCTGCTCGACTCGACGCCGAGATCGAGAGCGCCTGGTCACCAGAAAACAGCGACCCTAAAATAAATCTAAGATTGACGTTGACAACCTAATCCGAGTCGTGTATAGTTGAAGTTATGAGCAACCGCACCGCATCCCTCGCCCTCGAATCAGCAGCCGCCCGCACGACTGAAGCCGAGTTCACCCGGCTGACAGGTGACCTTCTCAAAGAGTTCGCCCGCCGCTCCCTCAAAATCGGCGAACGTGCCGCCCTGGCCGAAGCCCACGAATGGAGCGCCGGTGCAGGCTGGCTCCTCCTCGGCCTCCTCGAAGCCCTCGAAGCTGAAGGACTCACCGCCTGATCGTTGATCCTGAGAACGCACCGGCTACCCGGTCGGTGCGTTCGACTGAACCAACAGCAACCAACAGGAGCAACCACCATGAGCACCGCAAACAAATACAGCACAGGCCGAGACCTTTCATGGGACGACCTCAAAGCAGCCCTCGGATCGAATCTGATGGCGATCTCGGGCGGCCGAGCTGACCGCTTAGGCAAGTCAACAATCTCGATGCCAGTTGCCTCGGGCTACAGCGTCCGGGTCACCATCGCCGGTAACGACACGTTCACGGTTGAACGAGTGCTGACCCGCTCGGGCGTGGCAACGGTCAAGGCGATCCGTACCGATGTCTATGTCGAAGAAGTTGGGGAAGCCTGCTACCGGGCCTCCTGCTACCGAGACGCCTTCTAAAATAAATCCAGTGCCGACGTTGACAAATAGAATCGAGTCCCCTAAAGTTGAAGTTATGAGCTACTCCACCACCACCACCGCCGCCCTCCGGGCCGAAGCCGCACAACACGAACAGGACGCCGCCGACAGCTTTGAGCGCTGCGACACCGACGGCTTCATGAGCCAATGGGCGTCCGGCTGCACCGCAGCCAAGAAGCGCCTCCAGGCCGACATTCAAGACAACGGCGGCTTGGCCGAGGTGCCCGCCCTGTTCGATCTCGCTGGCAACTTGGTTCCGGCGAAGTTGATCGACACCCGCTTCGGCATGGCGTGGGGCATCTTCGAGTCGTGGGACGACCTCAACGGTTCGGGCGACATCGTCCGCTGGGTCAACGCCTTTCCGGCTCGCCGCTCGACGCTCGCCAGCAAAGACGTGATGGAAGGCCGGGTTATGGCTCGGGCCTACGCCGACCTTCGGGGCAAGAGCGCCTGCAACGTGACGGCCGTTATCATTCGCTCCCAGTTCGACGGCACAGAAGAGATCGTCACCGCCGACCAGTTCGAGTCATGAGCCAGTGGGATCAAGGAGCTGTCGCAATGAACGCTCCGCTCGATGCCTTGCACGCCGAGTGCCTGGACGCACGCAACGAGATTCGCAGCATGTTTGATCAGGCCAAAGCAAAGGCAAGCAAATGGGACATGCGATCGTGCCCGCCCCAGCCAATCTACGTTCGGCCCGGTCGCCTGCCAGATGCGATCTACGGTGACGATCCGCTGCTCCGGGCCGCTTGGCGCTGGCTGCGTTAAGATAGTCGCACGCCGAAGCCGCTCTAAGGCACAGCCCTCCCGCCCCGCCCCCGTTCGCCCTTCCCGGCAAAACGGGGGCGCTGCGGTTACTGTGGACTCATGTCAGCAACGCTCCTCGTTCTCGCCCTCCTAGCATCATGGCGGCTGGGCCGTCTCGCCGCCATCGACGAGATCGCCCGGCCCGTCAGAAACCGGATCGTCGCCCGAAAGCCTGAAGGCCAGGTCGCCTACTTAGTCACCTGCGTTTGGTGCGTCAGCATGTGGACCTCAGTCCCGCTCAGCATTGCCGCCGTCTACCTGTCGGGCTACCGTGAGGTGTGGGTCGTCCTGATCGTCCTTGCCGGTTCGCTGGTTGCTGGGTTCGGGCAAAGTCTTGAGGATCGACTCGACCGGTGAGCCATCCGCTGGACTGGACAAACATCCAAATTGTTGGTTTCGGAGTAGGCATTCTCGTGGTCTGTCTGGTCGTGCTTGTCTGGACGGAACGTAGAGAACGCTGATGTTAAAAAGGGTCGTAGCTTTCTGCGTTGTCACGCCGTGGCTGCTTGTCAAACTTGGCCGCCAAAGTTTCGCAAAAATAGTTGCTGCCGCAGTTGAAGCCGATCGGAAACGGGTTGATGACGCCGTCATCATGGAAGCAGAAATGATTATCGCTGAGGCGTCGTCTCGCCGATCCCAAGATCAACACCCCTCACAGGAGTAGCCTGAGCATCATGGCTGACCGTTCGCCCCTTTCTATCCCTCACCGCTACTCAATGGTTGCGGCTGCACAGGTGCTCTCAGCTCGGGATGTGAGCAACGTGGTCAGTGTCGATGGCATGTTGCCGTGGCAGGAACGGGCCTGGTTTTATTATGACACCGTAGGCGAGTACCGGTTCGGTGTGAACTGGTTGAGCAATGGGCTGTCCCGTGTCAACTTGGTTGCTGCCCGCCCGCCACGACAGGTAGGCGATGAGCCACAAGCGATCAGGCTTGATGATGACACGACGACGCAGGACGAACGCCGTGCCGCTGAGATGGTCGAGTCGATCGCTGGTGGAGCATCAGGTCAAGGTCAGCTCATGGGCGAGTTTGGTCAGCACCTTGCAATCGCTGGTCTCGGGTGGCTGGTTGCTGAACCAAACGAAGCGACAGCAAGCGACGCCTACGAAAAGTGGCACGTGCTCGCTCAGGATTCGCTTCGCATCACGACCAAAAGCGGTGCTCAAATAATTGAGATGCGGATAGGCAATGGGTCGAACTCTGATTCTTGGCGACGCCTACACAGCGACGCCCTGGTAGTCAAAACGTGGCGCAAGCATCCCCGCCGCTGGTGGGAACCGGACGCACCAGTTCGGGCAGTGCTGGGCGTGCTCGATCAAATCGACTTGCTGGGTGCACACATCACGGCAACCGGCCGCTCCCGTCTCGCAGGCGCAGGCGTATTTGCGATTCCTTCCGAAGCCGAGTTCCCGCCGCCGCCCGACGAGGCCGATGGGACGCCTTCGGCCCAAGACTCGTTCGACTACTTTGTTCAGCAGCTCACCGAGGCGATGACGGTCCCGATCACAAACCGTGATTCAGCGGCAGGTGTTGTACCTTTGGTACTGTCGGTGCCGGGCGAGTACATAGAACGTCTGGCCCACATCACATTCAGTACCCCGTTCGACGCCAGGGTCACCGAGTTGCTCAAAGAGTCAATCAAACGTCTGGCCCTGGGCTTGGACATGCCGCCCGAAGTGCTGACTGGGATGGCTGGTGTTAACCACTGGACGGCATGGCAGGTTGAGGAAACAGCGATCACCCTCCACATCGAGCCGAACGCCGAGATTGTCTGCAACGCTCTGACCGAGGGCTTCCTGTCTCCAGCCCTCCAGGGTGAAGGAATCGACCCCTCGATCGCAATGGTCTGGTATGACACAAGCGATCTGACCTCGCCACCCGACCGCTCAGGCAACGCTCAGGCAAACTGGGATCGCCTCGTATTGTCGGACGCAGCACTTCGCCGTGAGTCTGGGTTCTCCCAAGAAGACGCCCCCACCGAATACGAATACCAAAGCCGGGTACTGCTTGAAATGGCAAAGGCAGCACCGGCCGACTACTTCGACGCCCTGGTCGAGCGTGAGTTGATCCCTAGCGGTTCGACCCCTACGCCCACCACTGGCAGCCCCGAGGCCGTACAGGTCGATTCACCGACCGTTGAAGTTGTTGTCGAAGGCCCGCCCTCTGCCGACAACCGCCCTGGGTCGGCTGCTGTGTTGATGGCCTGCGATGGCATTGTCTATCGGGCGATGGAACGTGCTGGCGCACGCCTCAAATCCTCGATCGGGCGACGCACCGAAGGTGGCCCGGCTGCGATTAGCTGCGACGATATTGCGCTGCTTCATCTCCAGTACGACCCCACAGTGTACGCAGATTTGGACATGCTGTTAACAGGAGCGTTTGATCGGGTCGATGAGATCGCCCCGGCTATCGGGTTGACTGCCAGCAATCTGACAGAAACGCTGACCGCCTACTGCAAAGGACTATTGGCTGCTCAGCATCCGCACACTCGGCAACGCCTCATCGCTGCCCTCGACCCTGTGATCTAGGATGCCAGTTTCGATTGAAGAGCTGACGGTCCCGTCAGATCCGGCCGAAATCGACAACTGGCTTGTCAGGCATGAGGAACGGATCGCTGACGCTTACCGGGTGTCGCTTGAGCTGATTGTCTTTCAGGCGGCTGAGGCTTATACGGCAACGCTGACCGCTGCGGGTGATCCCGCTGCCCTCGATGGGTACACGGCTGCACTGACTGCCTTGTCAGATAAAACAGCGGGCGAAATCACTGAGATGTACCAGGCGGGTGGGCTGTCTTCCTGGGTGCGTCGAGGCGACGACAATGTCCCGCCGATCAACGTGCAGGCTTCATGGGCAAAAGTCATGGATGTCAACGCCGTAAGTTTCCTCGAAACGACCACGAACAAAATCACAAACTCGACCCTCGAAGTGTGGGGCGACGTACAAGGCAAGGTCAATCAGTCGCTGCTCACAGGTATGAGCAACGTCGATTTACAAAAAGAGGTTAAAAAAATCACTGGGTATTCAGCGTCCCGAGCTGAGGCGATCGCCCGCACTGAAACGATGAGCGCATACAACGGTGGTCTTGAGGAAGGGGCGATGGCGATGCCCCTGGAACATCGGCCCGTCGCTAAGGAATGGCTTGCCACCTCAGATTCCCGCACCCGAAAAACGCACAAAGCAGCGAACGGCCAAGTCGTCGGCATGGAAGAAATGTTCGACGTTGGGGGACGGTCGATGTCTCGACCTCAAGCGTCTGGCGCACCGGCTGATGAGGTTGTGAACTGTCGGTGCACGATGCTTCTTTACTACCCTGGCGACGAGCTGCCTGATGGGTCTGTCGCTCAATTCCCTGAAGGAGTCAGCGACCCAGATTTGGTGGTGCAGTCGGAGGACATTTATCTTGACCGCTCGTCCGGCACTGGCGTTTGGGATGCCGACCGGGTTGCCACTGTGCATGACCCTTACGTTGACGAGATGCTCAAAGGCGGGATTGCCTGAGAAGACAACGTCATGCGGTTCATGGGTGGAGGGTCTGGCGCTGGCAAAGGCTCGCTCCAAAAGCAAGGAAAAATTGTGTTACGCAAAGGGTCGGTTGTCATCGACTCGGACGAGGCAAAGCTGTTTCTGCCAGAGTACAAAACGATGGTTGATTCTAAAAATGAGTTTGCGGCAGCGTTCGCACACGAGGAATCTTCCTACCTGGGCAAGCGGGCGATGAGTGAGTCGATCGAATCAAGTTTCGACACGATGCTCGACGGCACGGGCAACAGCTCGATCGAAAAAATGACCGGCAAGGTAAATGCTGCCCGTAAACAAGGTGCCAAGCGTGTAGTTGCCGACTATGTCACGATCGACACTGACGAAGCAATCAGGAGAGCGACCGCCCGTGCTGAGCGGACTGGCCGCAAAGTGCCGCTCGACACGATTACGGGCACGCACGAATCGGTGTCCGCTGTCTTCCCGCAGGCCGCAAAAAATGAGTTGTTCGATGAGTTGAGGTTGTGGGACAACATGGGCGATTCGCCTCGTCTGATCTTCCAGCAGATTGACGGTGTCACTGAGATACTTGACCCCGAGGCGTACGCCCGGTTCCTTGCCAAGTCGCCGTTGGACGAAGGATTCCGGGCTACGCAAACACCAGTCGTCCCGGCCAAAACCGTCAAGGCTGAGTTCGTTCCTGATGGGCCGACGCCTGCCAAACGCCGACCGAAACTGACAGACCAGCCGACGATCTCAGGAAATGACCTCACAGAAGTTTCTCTCCCGACCCGTTCGGCGTCGATCGACAACGTAGTGGAGGCCCGAAAAGCAAAAGTCTCTGTAGATCCAACGGTGATGGATGACTTCTCCATTCTCAACCGTTCTTGGAACGCAGAAGCTCGTGCAGGAAGAATCAGCCCAGGGCTGGATGAGATAATGAAGGCTGCTGAGACAACCAAGCTCAACGGCCCGACGACGGTGTACCGGGGAATCAACGAACAAGTAGCCGAAGAACTGATGAAGAACGCACCCGTGGGGTCAGTCATTAATGCGGGTGAAGGAGCCACGTTCGCCTCAGCCTGGCCGGACTACGCAGTGTTGTACGGCGATAACGAGATGGGTAAGTCTTTCATGTTGGAACTGGTCACGGATCGTGGGCTTGCGATGCCGGTAACTCTGAACGATGAGATGGCTCTGGTTGTGTCTGGCCGTCAGCAGTTCGAAATCGTAGGTATTCGCAACGAGGTCCAGTCGGTGCCGTACTCGTCTCGGACTCTTGACGTGACCATATTTTCTGCGAGGCAAGTATGAAAGCTCCGAAGATCCCACCGGCCGACTTGGACAAGTACGGCACTGAGTTTCCGATTCGGATCGTGAAGCAAAAGCAACCCGAAGATTCTGCCCCGTTCGGTGTCGAAAATTCCTCAAAATAAATCGGGGAGTGACGTTGACAAACGGATTGAGTCCCCTATAGTTGAAGTTATGAGCACTACCAAATATCCCAACATCGAAGTCAAGTTGACAGGCAGCGACGGCAACGCCCGGTTCCTTGCCAAGTCGCCGTTGGACGAAGGATTCCGGGCTACGCAAACACCAGCCGTCCCGGCCAAAACCGTCAAGGCACGTCAAGGCCCGACCAATTGGCGACCGGACATAGCTGAGAAATACGGTGTGTCATCCGAAGAGATGTACGCACAGCGCAAGGTGACTCAACAGTTGAAAGAAGACGTTTGGGTTGAAGCTGCGGAAGCTCAGCGTGAGGCGCTCAGTTGGCTTGACCAAGCGCAGGGCACGTTCATGCAACACCCCCGGAACTCCACGGGCGGCGAGTACGACTGGTATAAGGGTCTGTCTAAAAAAGAGAAAGATCGGCTCAACCGCTGGTTCGTTGACGACCCGGTTTATGCGATAGACAAATTAACGGAGAACGCCCGGTCTGCTGGATCGGTGATGAATGGTGCGTCGGTCGATGATTTTGCCGAAGAATGGTTGAGGCAAACCAGGATTGTGGACGCTGGCGCTTCAATCAGGCAAGGGCTTTGGCCTGGCAATAACTCAGCCCGGTTCGGCGGTCTTGATGGTACGGAGCTGCTGCCTCGCCTCCAGTTGCAAGGGTTCGACCCGTCAAAGATTCTGGGTGTTCATATTGACGATGCCGTAGGCCATGTTGCCCAAACCAAAAAGGCACAGGTAGGCGACGAGGCGTATCAGTTCCTCGGCGAATCGACAGCTTCAGAACTGCCGCCGTGGCGCATGACGTTCCAGGGTTGGGAAGATGAGGTGCGCCGCCTTGAGTCGAAAGCTGATGGCCCGCTCGACAGGGCTGGTCGCCAACGGTATTCGGAGCTGGTCCCGCAGAACCTAGACACAGGCCAGGACTACGAAGAGTTGTACGCTGAGATTGTGGAAACGGCCCGTATCGCAAACTTGCCGGTGTCTGATTCGGCTGTCATCCCGTGGCTGTGACCCGTAAAAACGGTCCGGGCGCTGACCCGGAAAAGGTTCTTGATCGAGTGTGGGATCGGCTGCTGCCGCCTCTCGAACCGTTGGATATGGCTGTGCATGAGTTGCTTCCTCTCGATCCGATCGCAGATATTGAAGCGACCAGGGCTGCGTTGGTAAAGCTCGCCAACAACCCTTAAAAATAAATCTCAGATTGACGTTGACAACCGCAACGCAGTCCCCTATAGTTGAAGTTATGAGCAACACGGCAGCAGACAAGATCACATTCAGCAAGCAGACCAACAAGACCGACTGGCACATCGCAGTCAACGGCGTGCTTATCAACGCAGTGGTTGCCAAGATCACAGGAGGTGGATGGGTGGCGAGAGACAACGACAGCGCACACACATTCATCGGCGGCGGCACAAGGGTCGAAGCAGCACAGAACTTCGTTGACATGGGATGGGGACAGCAATGAGCAACCAACCCACAACGCCGCCCGAGTGCGAGCTTTGGTGCGGCCACGAAGCGTACGACCTTCGATGCAGCGACTACCAGGCGCAACCGTGCTGTGGGGCAATCGTGAACGTGGACGACGCCCACGAACCGGACGAACACGTTGACACATGCGTCAACGCTCCTGCCTGGATGAGAGAATGATCGACATGAGCAACCACGACACAAAGGAACAGATGAGCATGACCAAATATCCGAACATCGAAGTCAAGTTGACAGGCAGCGACGGCAACGCCTTCGCCATTATCGGGCGAGTCAAAACTGCTCTCGCCGATGGCGGTGCCAGCTACGAACAAGTCAACAAGTTTATGGATGAGGCCACGTCAGGCGATTACAACAACGTCCTGGCAACGGCGATGCGTTGGGTGTCGGTGGCATGATCCGTCACGACGCTCCGACGCCCGAAGCCGACGAAACAGACCTCAACTACATCGTGCGGGTCGTGGATTGGTTGGCTGAACCTGACCGCCGCCGCCTCGGTGTCAAGACTCGCAAGCATGTCATCGAGGCAGCGAAGCGGTTGGATAGGTTACGACCATGATTAGACCGATCGTCATCGAAGCGGACGTGCTGGCCCGCATGACACTTGAGATCATGTTCGGTTTGGAATACGGCGACATCCGAAGTCAGGTGCCGTTGGGACCAGAGTACAAAGCTCAGTGGGATCGTCTCGCCATCCAAATTGCTGAGATCATCGCCGAAGGCTATGAGGTTCAGATCCAAACGGAATGGCCGAACATCAACCAATGATCCCCCACTCGTTACCTCGGACGGGGGTAGCGTGTCGGCATGAGGTTGCAACTAGCACCAGATCGACAAACGGCTACGTTCGCTGACGACAACGGCGATGGAATTGACGACGACACAGGCTTGCCGGTCATCGTTGAAGACGTCATTGAGGTTGACCCCGATGAGGAAGTTGACGACGTACCGATCGGCGACGACGACGACATTGGTTCGAGCAGCGACGAAACCCGCTGGCTGCTCGTCCAGGAAGGTGTGCCAACGGGCGATGGTCGGACCATCGAACAGGATGCGCTGACGTGGCGAGATTTGCCGCTTCCGCTGATGGCGACCGATGAGACGGGCCACGGGCATGATGGTGCCAAGTTTGTTGCGAACCTGATCCGCATCGAACGTGAGGGCGACAAGATTTACGGGTACACGACAATGCTCAACTCGTCGGACAAAAAAGTTCAACGGCTTCAGAAGCTGATCGAAGATGGCGATCTCAAAGGCGTGTCGGTTGATATGGATATGGTCGAGGGCCACATTGTGGTCACCGCCTCCGAAGCGATGTTGCCGGACGAGAACGGCGACATGATCGTTCCATTGGAAACAGAAAGAATGGTCATCACGTCTGCCCGCATCATGGGCGCAACGGCTGTCCCGTTCCCGGCCTTCCAGGAAGCGCAGCAACTCGCTGCATCTTTGGTCGCTGGCGCTGCCACGATCGACACCGAGCAAACGCAGAAAGTTTCGCTTGCTGCTCCCGCAGTGCCGCCTGCGGCCTGGTTCGCTCCTCCCGCCCTTACCGTCCCGACCCCGATCACAGTGCTCTCTACGGGCCGCCTGTTCGGTCACATAGCGTTGTGGAAGTCCTGTCACCGTGGGTTTGCCGACAGGTGCGTGCCGCCGCCACGAAACAGGACAGGCGATTACGCCCACTTCCTGACGGGCGAGATCCGTTGCGATGATGGAAGCGTCGCCCGTGTCGGGCACATCACCGTCGATGGGGGCCATGCAAACGAGAGCGCTTCGGCGCAGGCAGCGAAACAGCATTACGACGAAACAGGTTGGACTGCCGCTGATGTCACCATCGGCGAAGACGCTTTCGGCATCTGGGTTGCAGGTTCGATCATGCCAGGCTTGGACGACTTGAGAATCAGGAAGCTGATGTCTCACGACGTGTCTGGCGACTGGCGTCGGCTCAACGGGTCGTTGGAACTGATCTCGATTCGCACTGTTCCCGTGCCAGGCTTCGTGAAAACGGTGTACGCCTCGGGCGAGATGATGGCAATGATTGCCGCCGTCCCTGTCTGCGTCTCCGATCTCGACCCCGCCGTGCAGCGAGTCGCTGACAGAATCGCAGCGTCGATTGGCCGAACTCACGAACAGGTACAGGCCGAGCGTGACATTGTTGCGTTCGGTATCGGCCGCCATCCCTCTCAACGTCGTGCCGCTCTGGCCGCCGCTGTCAGGGGTGAGTGAGCTATGGCTTGAGGCGGGAAGATAACGATGCGGCCCGTGCGGTCTCTCTCTCCTGAACGGGCGTTGTCTTCAGCCACGTCTGTAATGCACCAAGTGTTGAAGGATGGTCTGTTTACGGGCCGTCGGTTCACGTCGTTGCCTGCTGCTCAACGGTATGCGGATGCCATCGGTGGCGTAGTCGAAACCCTCTGAACAAACTTTCTCAAAAATATCTGAGATAAACGTTGACAACCGGTGGGTGGTGCCCTATAGTGATCTTTGTCGCCGAACATCCGTGACACGCACATTGAAAACTGAGAAGCAAGCAAGCGCCCCGAAAAAGTACCGGTGAGCGACCTGCATTCATCCCTGACGGTTAACGACCACGACCGGGCTAAGGAATCAGCAAACTGCTTCAAGAAGATGTGAGTCACCCGACATTAAGTTGTGGGAGTCCACTTTCGACACTTGAGACGGCCCGCAGAATTACACCTTAAGCACGGCGACCCCTGAACGAAGGATGAACGAGAGGATCGCAGTAGCCGAGTGAATTCGGAAGAACGTCGAAAAAGCCAAGTGGAACTAGCTGCCCCGCCTATGCATGGGTCAAAGGGAACAGAGAATCTTGGTAAGTATCGGCAGGCGCACTGCTCGTTTCTCAGGATGTGAGTAACAGACCCCAGGCTTAGCGGCCTGGGGTCTTTTGCTGTCTGGACTCGACCCCGGTCAGATAGGGCCGTCTACGCCGTCGCTGCCCTCAAGGCCCGGAGCAAGTACACCGCTCGACGCCGCACAGGAGATCCCGCCCCCGACGCCCCGAGATGACGATCGAGGCCCGTACAGGCCCACACAGGCCACAATTAGCCAAGCTCCAAAGTTAATTGTTGCAATAAAGCTGAAGGATGTACTACGATCACAGCTGAAGTCGCCCACGGGTATAACCCGAGCGACGTGATACGGGTCTGACCCGGGCACATGACGATCATTTCCCCACCGCCTGAAAGGCAGATCCTCATGGAGACTCCGGTCCCTGAAACATTCAACGAACTCAGCGATGCAGAGCTTCAGGCTCTGGTCGAAACCCTTACGGCCGAGTTCGACCAAAAATACGAAGGTGATACCGTCGCCTCCGTTGAAGAGCTGGCCGAGATCGCTGAGGCGATTGACCTTGTCCGCTCCGAGTCAACCCGCCGCTTCGATCAGGCTCAGGCCGATCAGCTCATTCGGACGGAACTTGCCGAGCGCATCCGTCCCGTTGCCGACGAATCCGAGCACGAAGCCGTCGAGGTTGAGGTTGAGGCTGAAGCTGTCGCAGCGGCTGAACAAATCCTCGCCGAAGTACAGGAACCGGTCGCTGTTGCTTCCGCACCCGTCTCGGCTGCCGCAACCGGCCGCAACACCAGCAAAATCAGCGCACCGCCTACCGAATCGAGCAACGTGACCATTACAGCAGCAGCCGACATTCCAGGCATCAGTTCTGGATCTCAGCTGGACCGTATGGGCCTCGCCCGGGCATTCTCTGCCCGGTCCCGTGGCCTCGCTGACCACTCGCCCCGTGTAGGCGTGGCGTCGGTTGACACTGGAATCCCGGAAGAGCACTTCGTTCGTGACGGTGGAGCTTCCGCTTCGCAGGTCATGGAAACGGTCGTAGCTTCGTCACTCCGTGGCAAGGACGCTGGAGCGCTCGTCGCATCCGGTGGCTTCTGCACCCCGTCAGAGAACATGTACGAGCTGTTCAGCATCGAAAGCCGTGAAGGTCTTCTCGACCTGCCGACGATGGGTGTGTCCCGTGGCGGCATCAACATCCCGAGCTACATCGGCCTGTCCGACGTAGCTGGCTCGTTGTGGACCTGGACCGAAACGACCGACATCACGCCGGGCGAATCAGTCAAGGCTTGCCTCCAAGTTCCCTGCCCGACCTGGACTGACTACCGGCTCATCGCCGAGGGTCTGTGCTTGACGGCTGGCAACTTCATGGACAAGAGCTACCCGGAGATGCTGGCCCGCACGACGGACCTTGCGATGACTGCTCACATGCACCGGGTGTCGGCTGCTCATATCGCAGCGATCGTCGCTGGGGCAACTGCGGTCACCGTGACCTCGATCCCGTCCGACGCCGCAGGCGACATCCTCAGCGCTGTTGACCTTCAGGTCGCTGACTACCGGAGCACCTTCACGATGTCTCCGAACGCAGTGCTCGAAGCTGTCTTCCCGACCTGGGTTCGTGGAGCGATCCGGTCCATGCTGGCACTCCGTGCAGGCATCGGATACTTCGATGTCAGCGATGACGACGTGACCCGGTTCTTCACGATCCGAGGTGTACGTCCTCAGTTCATGACGGGACAAGATCCGATCACAACCGGCACGGCGCTTACGGCATGGCCTGCAACAACGACCTTCCTGCTTTACCCGGCAGGCGGCTACGTCGCAGGCGACGGCGGCACGATCGACCTCGGTGTCGTTCGTGACTCGACGCTCAACGCAACCAACGACTTCACGTTGGCCTGGACGGAACAGTTCATGCTGACCGCTCAGCGTGGACCTGCGGCCCGCAGCGTCACCGTGACGACTGCGGTAGACGGTCAGACCGGCGGCCCCGAGTTCGTCGGAGCCTGATCGAGTTTTGGAGGACTGGCGCAACTCTCACCCTTGAGGGTTGCGTCAGTCCTCTGGTCCGATTCAACTAACACAAGATCACAGAGGCACCTATGGCTGGAGTACCAGATATCTACGACGTGACCACCGCACCGGTCTCGGCACCCCGGGCTTTTGGCGGCTTGAGCGTCTTCGACTTTGAGGACTACGGCGAGCACGCTGGCCTCGGAATGACATGGGATACGACCGCCTGTTTCCAGAGCGGTGTCACATACAACGCTTGCGTAGATCCTTCGGTCGATCCGCTGACCGCCTCAGGCTGCAACACGCAGGGCTACGCCGACCCGTTCGCTGTTTACACGTACGACACTGATTCGATTGGTGCGGGCAGCCGGACGATGGCCGAGCACGAAGCCAACGCTACGGCTCGCCTTCTCGCAGCCGAGCAGTGGGGCTTCGAGCAGTACCTGATGGCGAATCTAATCGCCAACAAAACTGACGTACCAATCGCAGGTAAACCGCCTGGTGCCGCCCATTCCAGCAGCAGCGAATTGGCGTTGGTTTGTCTCGCCACCGCCGAGGAAGCTACAGCGCAGATTACGAACAACGAGCGCATCTTGTTTATGAACACTTGGCTCGGCTCGCTACTGATATCCAACGGCGCTCTGAAGCCTTTCGGTGGCGTCATGAAAACGCAGCTCGGGTCGAAGGTCGCCATCACGGCCACCGCACCGCTGACCGGCACCTCGCCTGCGACGATCTACGGCACTGGCCCGTGGAAGACGCACCGGGGAGCAGTCGAAACTCTCAACGGGACGACTCGCCCAGGAACGTCGATCAACGACGTGTCAATCATCGCCCAGCGAACCTACGCCATCGGCACCGCCTGCGGTGTAGTGGCCGTCGATTCCGGCATCGCAAAAGCCGTATAACCAATACCCGCCCTTAGGAGGCAACAGCAATGGCAACAAAAATGCTCAACTCACTGAAGGGCCGGGTCATCCGAATTACCCGCCTCGATGATTGTGGTGTCCCGGTCGTGGGAGCCTGCTCGTCCATCGTGTCCGCTGGCTTCATCACTCTCGGGTTTACGCCTGAAGTCGAGGCAGGCGAGGAGTACACGCAAAAGAATGCGTGGGGCGACTTCTGCATCAGCGAGAAAGACGCCGACCGGAACAAATGGGTCAACGTCGCTCTGTCTCTGTGCGAGGTGAATCCCGACATCCTCGACATCATTGGTGGAGGCAGCCCGATTACGGATGGCACCGACACGATCGGTTCCAGCTTCGGCACATACAACAGCACTCAAGGTTTCGCCATCGAAGTCTGGACGAAGCAGGCTGGCGGAAACTGTGACGGTGGAGTCGCTGAATGGGGTTACTTCGTGGCTCCGTACTGCATCAACGGTTCGCTCGACGGTTCGATCACAATCGAAAACGGGACGCTGTCCGTCGATGTGAAGGGCGAGGGCCAGAAAGCCACAGCTTCGTGGGGTGTCAACCCTTACCTCGACAACCCGTTGCTCACCGCTGCGGGAATGCCGGTCGGCGATATGTGGGCTGTTGTCCGCACCACGGTTCAGCCTCCGGCTGTCACTGACGGCTGTGTGGCACTCGCATGAGTCATCCTTTCGCTGACATGCTCCGTCAGGTGGTGGCTGGTACACGGGTCGATCCTGGCATGGCGAAAGCCGAGCCGAAGCCCAAGCCGAAGGCGGAGCCGGTAGCACCGGCTGCTCCACGGCGCAAGGGCAATTCAGCATCAAGCAATACCTGACAAGTAGGATTGGTCCATGAGCCGCACCGTTGCCCAGCCGTGGACCAATCTTGTCAGTTACCCGTGCGATGTATCTGGCGTAGATCCTGCCGTCCTCGCGCGAGCGTTGAGCATGGCTCAGTCTTGGATGTTTGCGCTGTCCGGTGCTCGCATCGGTATGTTCACGACGACCCACGATATGTACCAGGCCGAGTGCGGCCCCAAGTGTTTCTATCCTGGTGTCTACCCATACAAGGGTGGAGACGGGCAGTGGCGCAACGGTCTTATCGGGGCGCACGATTGCTGTCGCATCGAGATCTTCCGGCAACCTGTCAATGAGATCACTCAGATCCTGCTGTCGGGTGTCGTGCTCGACCCGAGCAAGTATGTACTGACATCCAACTCGGTTCGTCGTATCAATGCGTGCTGGCCTTGCATTGACGAGTGCGAAGCTCCGATTATCCGATTGGATTACACGTGGGGCGTGACACCCGATCCGCTGGCGCTTGCCGCTGCGGGTGAGCTGACGTGCGAGTTCATCAACGTGCTGGTCGGCGGCGAGTGCAAACTGCCGTCCGGTGCCTCGCAGATCGTCCGCCAAGGCGTGACGGTGACCCGACCGAACATCGAGTCGATCCTGTCGAACGGGCTGACCGGGTTGCCGATCGTTGATGCTTTCATCCGCACATATAATCCAGCCAACCTTCGCCAACGCTCTCGCGTGGTCAAAATCGACGGCGTGAGCGTGGCGACATGACGACCGATGTCACGTTCGGCCCGTACCAGGTGGCCGAATGGTTCCTGGCTGCTTCGCTCGGCGATCTTGCCGCATGCGGATCTGACCCGATCACCACTGCGTATGTCGGCGCTGGCCTCGCATCGTGGGACGATTGCTGCGGTCAGCTCGTCGTCACGCCAGAATCGATTTTCCGCTCGGAGGCGTTCCCGTCGGAGGCGACGACCGACGACCATTGCAACGGGGCAACGATCGCGCTCGGAATCGTCGCGACATTGGTGCGTTGCGTTCCAACTCTGTCGGACAGCGGCAGACCTCCAACGGCGACTGAATTGAATGTCGCACACAAGCGAGTTTTGGATGACGCTGCGATCATGTGGCGTGCGTTCACATCTCCGCTGCCGGTCGAGAACGAATGGGACCGGGCGCAAGTCCGACAGGTAATCATCGACACGACGGGTGGCTGTATCGCGATCGAGACTCGATGCCTCATCGGTATCGAGGATTCCCGGTGGTGTGTGACCTGCACATGACTGTGATGCAGGTTCGTGTCGATACGATCGAGTTGCAACAGTTGTTGTCATCGACGACTGGCCCCGTTGCTCAGGACTTGATCCGCCGTCTTCAACGGGTGACGAACAAGGCTCGCACGTTGGCTCCGGTAGACACCGGGAACCTTCGTGGCTCGATCACTTGGGAGATTCGGAAACGCGGCACACAGCTTTACGGCGTCGTCGGGACCAACGTTCCGTACGCGCTCTACATGGAAAAGGGTACAAGATATATTGCACCTCGCCCGTTCCTGGTTCCAGCCTTATCGGCAGCCAAGCCATAGCCCCGTAGACGTCGCTAGAAGGCCATCTAAGCGCTCCGAAGCGATCTCAGCCCCGGTTGCCCCGGCAGAGGGTTGTGTCTTCTTGAATCGCATCGACTATGGTCGGGTGTTATGGATTCAGGAATTCAATCCGCAATCGCCCGTGCCCGCTCCACGAAGGACAACACGGCAGCCACGCTGACCCGAACGTATTACGGCGAGGAGTTCGAGCTTCGATTCGATCAGACCTTCCCTGCCGCAGCGATCGAAGTGATCGGACGGATGCAGGATATGTCTGCTTCGACGAATCCTGCCGATCAGCTTTCTGCTGCGGTCGAAGTGCTCGACCTGATGGCGACCAAAGACACCCAGCAACTGATCGCCGGTCTGATGCACGAGTCGCTGATTGGGATGACGCAACTCATCGAACTTCTTCAGGCTGTGATTGCGTTGGCATCAGGTCGCCCTTTCGAGAATTCGCCATCCTCGGATCTGGCATTGCCGCAGGATGGCGACAGTTCGACGGATGGTGTGGAAGCCACGGGATCGACCCCACCGAACTGAGCCTCGACAGGCTTCTCAACGTTTACGAGTTTGCGTTGCGAGATGGCCGGAGCGCTGAGTCTCAGGAAGCCTTAGACGAAGCACTTCTTCCTCCGAACATTGTGGACCAAAAGACTGGTCTACCTTTTGCCTGGGGAGAGGGTGCGGACGAGCTTGACGGTTTCGATGCGCTGCTTGCCTGACGGCCATTCGTGGGTCGCCCGCATGATGGCACGGCTACGAGTAGCCTGGCCGGATGGCTGGTCCGATCGCTGAGGCATACGTCGAACTTCTAATCGACGACACGAAATTGCTCAAAGGAGCAAAAACGGCTTTCAGCAAAATCGAAGTCGGAGGCGACGATGCCGCACAGCAGGTCGAATCGGCGTTCACGACTGCTGGTGCTGCCATTGAGCGTGAGATGGGCCAAGCTGCGTCTAAGTCCGAAGCGAAGTTGGGTG